GATCGGTGGACGCCGATCGCCCTGGATCTGGCGGCACTGTAGGGGGGATCATGAGAAAACCATATTACCGGGTCACAGCACGATGTGAAAACGAGCGATGCCCGGAAACCGTCTTTGTGGTTGATCGTAAAAAAATCATCAAGACGGCCACGTCGGGGATGCAGTATCGCATCGATCGCGTCGTCTGCCCGAGTTGCCGGCAGTGGCAGCCGATCACCGATATACAGGAGATCAAGGCGTAGTCCCGCGCGAAATCCCGCTCTCGCGCAGGATCGCCGCCCGGTGGCGCGGGCGGCCTGACGAGCAGCCGGAAGGAAAAAAGATGATCCCAAGCACAAAGAGCCAGCGCCAGCTGATCGGCATCGCCTGCAGCAAATTGGGCATCGACAAGGAGACCAAGGCCGACATGTTGATGGCCCGTTTCGGGAAAAGCAGCACCTGCGACATCAGTGCGGCCCAGGCCAGCGATTTTTTAAAAGAGCTGCGGCTCAAGGGCTTTACCCGAAAACGCCGGCCGAACAAACCGGATTTTAAGAAAAGTGGGCCTGACAAGCGGGCCATGCTGAGCAAAATCGAGGCCTATCTGGCCGAGGCCGCCCGTCCCTGGAACTACGTCCACGGCATGGCCCGGCACATGTTCAAGGTGGACCGGGTGGAGTGGTGCGATGCCTACCAGCTGCATAAGATCGTGGCCGCCCTGGAATACGATGCCCGGCGGCACGGGCGCTTTACGGGATGATAGAGGTGTCTTGATGGAGAAATTGGTATCCTGGCTCCTTGATTGTTTCGGCTCGGAAATCCGGGCCATCCATGAGCTTAAATCATGGCCTGAACAATTCGAGGCGTTGATCCACAAGGGCAAGCGGTGCGAGGTCCGCCGCTGCGATCGTGACTACCAGGTGGGCGATTGGCTGCTGTTGCGCGAATGGGACCCTGAAAATGAAAACTTTACCGGCCGCCAGGCGTTTCGGGAAATCACGCACATCATGCCCCCAGGCAGTTTCGGTCTGCCGACCGACCTGTGCGTATTGTCTGTGAGGTAGCATGCCGGACGCATTGGACATAAACATCGATGATCTGCCGGACGACTGCAGGCAGATCGCCGAAATCATCGGCCTTGAAGGGCTGCTGGCATTGTCGGCGCAGATGGGCGGCGAACGCATTCATATCCCTCTGCCCGACCGGCTGGCCACGGCCGCACGCAACCGAAAGATCCGAGCCGAGTTCAACGGCCGCAACTATCATGCGTTGGCGTTGAAGTATAACCTGACGGTGCGCTGGATCCGCGCGATCGTGGCCGGCCAAATGGCAGACCCCCCTAAAAGCTGCGATGGCGCCATTTACAAGCAGCGCAAAATGTTTTAACACCACGATCATTCTCTCCTCGCCAATATCCTTCCGAGAAGAAAATAACTGAAGTACTTCGGTGGATCGTTTCATCCATCGCATGGCATAGTCCGTCATGACATCGGGGTTATCGGCGTGAGGGTTCGCGGTCCTATGGGCCGCGGACCCGACGCGCATGAGCCCACAAAGACCGGAAGGGCCATGAAACCAACCGCCATCGTACTGCACCACTCGCTGACAACAGACGGACAGACCGTCTCCTGGAACGCCATCCGCGCCTATCACACGTCCTGGCGGTGTGAAGGGTACGTCGTAAAACCCGAATCCGTTCCGGCCCTGATCGCCGAAGCTGCGCCGGTGGAGCGGCCCTGGCGCGATATCGGCTACCACTTCGGCATCGAGCTTGTGGGATCGCGCTATGAGATCCTCACCGGCCGCATGATGACCGAAACCGGTGCCCACTGTTCAGCATACGGCATGAACGCAAAATCCATCGGCATCTGCTTTATCGGCAGTTTCGACATCGAGCCGGTACCGGTCGCACAGATGGCGCTCGGCATAGGCCTGGTGCGCACCTTGATGCAGGTATTCCGGATTGGTCCGTCCCATGTCTACGGGCATCGGGAGCTTGCACCGTATAAAAGCTGTCCGGGCCGCAGGTTCAACCTGGATCAGTTCAGAACCGATCTTGCGTATACCCCGTATGAAGATTGAATCGAAAGGGAGTATTTAACCATGGATTTTCTGAAGGGCTACAAGACATTGCTTTTCAATTTCGTGATGTTCCTGGTGGCCCTGGGCAAGTCCCAGGGCATCGATTTCGGGTTGACGAATGAACAGGTCTCGGCCGGCACGGATTATATCCTGCTCGCCATAGGCTTTGTCTGGATGATCGGCGCCTTTATCCTGCGCATGGTCACCAATTCGCCCATTTTTAAAGCGAAATCCGACAATGCCGGCAATATCCAAACGGCTGTACTCATGGTCCTGGTCCTGGTGTGTTCGGGGCTCCTCGCAGGGATCGCTCTTTATGGATGCGCGCTGAAGCAGAGCGTCACGGCCCAGATCTCCGAGCAGACCAGCGATCCGGGCACCATTGCACTTGCCACCTACGCTGACGCCCAGGATGCCTATATCGAGGCGGCCGAACTCTACAAGCCATACCAGCAGGCGCTTCGCCAGAGCCATCCGGATCTTGACACCGAAATCATCTCCTATTTCCGCAAAGCGAACCAGGTGCTCGATGATTGGGCGCTTTTAGGAGATATGCCTGCCGGCGACAAAGAGGCGTTTCGATCGTATCTGCGCGAGATCTCGATACGGTGTGCCCAAGGGCTGGAAGAAAAGCAGAAATAGCCGCGCCGCATGGGCGCTGATAAAGGAGCACGGTTATGGGAGTGGACTTAAAGCAGGTGCCGTTTGTCGAGATCGCGGTGGCGCTGAACCTGATCTATGACGTCATCGAGCGCGTGCGTACCCGCACCGGTGTTGAAATCACGCCGGAGAGCATCGGCCAGTATACCGCCGAACGAAAAATGCGGCGCGAACAACTCAACAGCGATCTTGGCGTCACGTCGGAGTAACCATGTGGATGAAGCGGACTACGGCAATGAATATGCGGAATTCTATCTGCGGGACGCACTTAGGCAATGTCGCGGGCGGCACTCCGGCATGCCTCGCGGAGAGTCCCAAACCTGCATCGACTGCGGGGAACGGATCCCAGAGGAAAGGCTTGAGGCGATGAGGCAATTGGGGATCGATTGCATGCGCTGCGTGGCCTGCCAGCACGCCTTCGAAAGGGAACGATAGCGCATGCCGGAACCGAAATTCAACTATCAGGCCCTGATGTTCTGGTTCAACATCTTCCAGTTTTTGTTTACCGCGGCGGTGGCCTGGTACGTGCGCCGGGTGGCCAAGCAAAAGGCGACCGAAAACCGATTCCGGCTGATCGAAGCAAACATGGCCAAGCTGCCGACCGTAAAGGACCTGGATCAGATGCGTGATGCTTTGGTGACAGGATGCAGGCAACACAAGGCCCGCACCAGCGCGGTGGAGGCCAGCGCGGCGGCCTTGCGCATCGAGCTGGATCATATGCCGACCCAGCAGCAGTTCATGGCCCTTAACACCAGTATCGCGGCCCTGAGCGGCGAGCTTAGAAACACCCAGGGCCGCCTGGAAGGAATTAACCGGGCCGTGGACCTGGTCAACGAATTTTTGATCAATCAAGGCGGGGGGAAAGGGAGCGGGAAATGATGTTCGCCGAACTCATTGCCAAAGACATGCGGCTGGTCATCCTGCGCAGCATGGTCGAGGACGGAAACTCTCTTAATGAGTCCATGCTTCAATCCGTGCTGGAGATGTTCGGTCATACGGTTTCCCGTGACCGGGTGCGAACGGAGATGCGCTGGCTCGAAGAGCAGGGGCTGATCCGGGTCGAGGATGTCCACGGCGTGCTGGTGGGCCGGTTGACCGGCAGGGGCGCCGATGTGGCCGAGGGGCGCTGCCGTATCGACGGCGTCAAGGCCCCGAGGCCCAAAGGTTAGGCGATGGCTAAACAGCAACCCTCAACCATCGACCGCCTGCCGGATGATATCCGCACCCGGCTCCAGGAGCTGCTGCGCGATCCGCGCGTGACGCAACTTGAGGCGACGGCACGGATCAATGCCATCCTGGCCGAAGAGGGACATCCCGGCCGGCTGAGCAAGAGCGCGGTCAACCGTTATGCGGTCCGCATGGAAGAGGTGGGCGCCAAGCTGCGCGAATCGCGCGAGATCGCCTCCATGTGGATCGGTAAGCTGGGCAGTGAACCGGCTGGTGCCGTGGGTAAACTGCTCAATGAAATCGTGCGCAACCTGGCTTTCCGCGCCGCCATGAACGCCAGCGAGAAAGACAATGTCGACCCCAAGATGTTGAAGAATTTGGCGATTGCGGTGCATCGCCTCGAACAGGCGGCGGAGAAGAACGCGCGGGTGGAGGAGCAGATCCGGAAACGCGCCCTGGAAGAGGCCGCCGAGGCGGTGGGCAAGACCGCCCGGCAGGCCGGCGTTTCGGATGAAACCATTAAAATTATCCGGCGCGATGTGTTGAGGATGGCCGAGTGAAAAAAGGCAACGCCAAGATAGTGCCATCGAACCCCGATGCGCTTTTCCTGCTCTACCAGGAACGGTGGATCCGTGACACCAGCCGGCTCAAACTGATGGAAAAGGCCCGGCAGATCGGTTTGTCCTGGAGCACGGCCTATCCCACCGTGGAGCGCACGGCCAAGGCCGGGGCCAGGTGGGACCAATGGATCTCTTCCCGTGACGAGATCCAGGCGCGCCTGTTTCTCGATGACTGCAAGATGTGGACGAAGGTCTTCCAGCTGGCCGCCGAGGACCTCGGCGAAGTGGTGGTCGATGCGGCCAAGCGGTTGACCGCCCTTGCCCTGCGTTTTGCCTCCGGCCGGTGCATCTACTCGATGAGCAGCAATCCGGACGCCCAGGCGGGCAAGCGCGGCGGTCGCGTGCTCGACGAGTTCGCCCTGCTGGGGGATCCGCGCAAGATGTGGTCCATCGCCTATCCGGGCCTGACCTGGGGCGGCCTTTTGGAAGTGATCTCCACCCATCGCGGCAGCGGCAATTTTTTCAACCAGCTGATCCGCGAGGCGCGCGAAAAGGGCAATCCCAAGCGCATCAGCTTGCACCGGGTGACGCTGGAAGACGCGCTGAACCAGGGCTTTTTGTACAAACTGCAGCAGGCCCTGCCCGCCGATGCCGAACAGCAGGAGATGGACGAGGCCGAGTACTACGATTTCGTCAAATCCGGATGCGCCGACGAAGAGTCCTTTTTGCAGGAGTATATGTGCATCCCCGGCGACGATGACGTGGCCTTCCTGGAATATGACCTGATCGCCGGCGTGGAATATGCGGCCGGCGAGGCCTGGGAGCTCGCCCTGGAAGATGCCAGGAACAAAAAGCGCCGTCTTTATGCCGGCCTGGACATCGGCCGCAAGAAGGATTTGACCGTGCTGTGGGTGCTCGAAGAGCTGGGCGATGTGCTTTACACCCGCGCCGTCATCGCCCTTAAAAACATGCGCAAGTCCGAGCAGGAAAAGATCATCTGGCCCTGGCTGGCGCTGATCAACAGGACCTGTTTTGACTACACGGGCATCGGGATCGGCTGGGGCGACGACGCCCAGGACAAGTTCGGCGCCGGCCGCATCGAGCTGGTCAACTTTTCGGTGCGCGTCAAAGAAGAGCTGGCCTACCCGGTCAAAGGCAAAATGGAAGACAAGAAGCTGCGCATTCCCTTTGATCCCGAGATCCGGGCCGACCTGCGCGCCGTGACCAAGCAGACCACGGCCGCGGGCAATGTGCGCTTCATGGCCGAGCGGTCGGAAGACGGCCATGCGGACCGGTTCTGGGCGCTGGCCCTGGCGGTGCATGCGGCCACGGCGCCCAAAACGTCCGTGGCCGAGGCGTTGCGCGAGCGGTTCACCTCTCTTGCGGGCCGATTCGGTGTGGGAAGGCGGGTGCTGTGATGGACCTGGACAGAAAAATCGCCGCCTTCGAGGCCCGCGCAACCCGCTCTGATCGGGTGCGCAGCGACAATGCGCCGGTCATCGTGAACCGTCGTGACTTGTACGCCAACGCCTTCAGCGGGTTCGGCGGATCGCGTGACCCGCTTCAGCGCACCCAGTTTGCGGCCGAAACGGTCATGTCCCAGCCCATGCTGGAACGGCTCTACCGGTTTTACTGGCTACCGCGCCGCATCATCGACCTGCTGCCGGCCGAGGCGTGCCGGGAGGGGATCGAGATCGCCATCGAGGATGGCGATCTGACCGCCGACCTGTACCGGCGCATGGAAGAGCTGCTGGTGTGGGAGCGCATCGAAGAGGCGCTGCGCATGGCCCGGCTGTATGGGGGCAGCATCGTGCTCCTGGGCGCGGTGGACGGCCAGGATACGGTCGAGCCGCTGGCCGTTGACCGGGTGCGCGAGATGGTCTCCTTGACCGTTCTGGACCGCTGGCAGCTCACCATCCATAGCACGGTGGACGATCCGCTCTCGCCGCGTTTCGGCCAGGCCGAGCTTTACCGCATCAACCCGGCCACGGTGGGGTCCGGCGCCGGGCGGCAAAGCGTGGTGCATGCCTCGCGCGTGATCCGCTTCGACGGTGCCTGGCTGCCCGACCGGGTGCGGGTGCAAAACCAGGGCTGGCACGATTCGATCCTGACATCCATCGACCAGAACCTGAAGCAGTTCGGCGTCTCGATTCAGGCTGCCGCGGTGCTCTTCCAGGACTTTATCACCAAGGTGCTCAAGATCCCCAACCTGGCCCAGCTGATCGCCGACGGCGAAGAGTCGATCCTGCATGCCCGGATCCAGTACGCGGTGGGCCAGATGAGCAGCCTGGGGGTGTCGCTCATCGGCCAGGACGAAGAGTTTGTCAAAGTCCAGACGCCCATCACCGGCCTGGTCGAGTTGCTCGGCACGTTCATGGATTTGACGGCCGCCGCCGCGGGTCTGCCCAAGACGCGGCTTTTCGGCCAGCAGCTGGGCACCCTGGCTGGCGCAGGCGAAACCACGCGCGATTTTTACGACGGCGTTCGGGCCTACCAGGAAAAGCAGTTGCGCGGGCCGCTGCGGCGCATCATCGAACTGCTGCTGGCCGAGCGGAAGAAAAAGGTGGCGGACTGGTCGTTTGAGTTCTCCCCGCTGTGGCAGCCCACCGAAAAGGAGCTGGCCGAAACGCGAAAGACCGTGGCCGAAACCGACCAGATCTACATTTTAAACGGCGTGCTCGAGCCGGCCGAGGTGGCGGTGAGCCGCTTCGGCCCGGACGGCTACAGCATGGAGACGGTCATCGATCCGAAAACCCGGACGCCGGCCGGCGATGGCGGGGAGGCCGAGGCGCTTTCGCGGGATCTGGAATCCAAGCAGATCTTTTTAAACGGCGCCCAGGTGGCCAGCTTGATCGGCCTGATCAGTTCGGTGGGCAAGGCAGAAGTCAGCCGCGAGACCGCCATCGAGGTGATCGTGACATCGTTTCCGATCCCCCGTCCGGTAGCGGAAAAGATCCTGCCCGCAACGGCCGCGGTGGGGCCGAAGGCGCAAGAAGAAATCGACCCGGAGAAATCCGGTCCGAAACAGGAGCCCGGCGATGACGCCCAGTGAAAAGATCGCCATGATCCGGCAGCGCCGCTCGGCCGTCAGGGCCGGCGGACGAAGGCTGCCGCGAAAGCGCCGGCCGCCTCGCCAGATCTACCCCCAGGGCCTGGAGCGCGCCTATGAGGCCGCCGTGCTGGATGTGACCGCGCCGTTTTTTGCAGCCGTTAAACAGATGATCGAAACCGATCTTCCGGCCATCGTGGCGGCCCGCGACCAGGCGCTTAAAGCCGATGCCCTGCGCGCGGACGCCGGTTATGGCGACCTGCTGGGCCTGGCCATCGACGGCATCCGCATTCGAGTGGCGGCCCGGATCAGCGAGCAGGCCGCGGCCGAGGTCTCGGAATCGTTTGCCCGGCGGGTGGCGGAGTTTAACCGCACCCAGGTGGACCGCCATTTCACGGCCGTTTTGGGCATCCCTGTGCTGCGCCAGGAGCGCTGGCTGGAAGAAAAGCTCTCCGCCTTCGTGACCGGCAATGTCTCTCTGATCAAGGACATCACGGACAAGGGCATCGCGGATCTGTCCAGCATGCTCATGGCGCGGGTGGAGGCCGGCGACAGCAACCGCACCATCGCCGCGGCCGTCCAAGAGCGCCTGGGGGTGACGGGGCGCCGGGCGCGCTTTATCGCCCGCGACCAGGTGGCCAAGCTCAACGGCAAGCTGACCGAGCTGCGGCAAAAGGAGGCCGGTGTGGAAGAATACATCTGGCGGGCGGTCAAGGACGGGGCCACGCGGGCCAGCCACCTGCAAAACGACGGCAAGCGATTCCGCTGGGACAGCCCGCCGGCCACCGGCCATCCGGGAGAAGATTATCAGTGCCGCTGCACGGCCGAACCGGTGCTCGAAGAGTTCATCGAGGCGCCCGCGGCTGAGGCCGCATAGGAGATGGGGATGATCGAAGGGCAAAAGACCGCCGCAACCGTTTTTAAATCGGCTGGCATTTGTTTAACGATTTTCGAGACGGCCCATTGGCCGCGCCAAAATCAGGGCGCGAAATTCGGCCTCTCAGGGGCCTTGAACGCGGGCTTTGTCTTCGATGAAAAACCATAGGAGAAAACGGCCATGATCCGCACGGTCACCGTCAAGCTCGATGCCATCAGAAACGATCGCTACCTGGTCACGCCGGAAGGATTTTTGACCTGCGACGCCAATGTGACGCGTGCCGGCGTGTTCGACTACGTGGACGACCGCGGGCAAAAGGTGCGCGAGCTGCGCAGCGCCGATGAAGTCTTTGCCCCGGCGTCGCTCGCCACGCTGAGCCTGATCCCGGTGACCTTCGAGCATCCGCCCGAAAAGCGGGTGACGGTGGATAACAACCGGCGCCTGAACGTGGGCGTCACCGGAGAAAACGTCACCCATGACGAGCAGTTCGTCTCTGTGCCGGTCAAGATCATGGACAAGGCGGTGGTGGCCTATGTGCTCGATCGGCACGCCCAGGGCAAGGACGTGGAGCTTTCCTGCGGTTACGAGGCCGAGGTGCTGCCCATCGTCGGCGAGCATCCGGCCGAGGGTCATTATGACGCCGTGCAGAAGAACATCCGTTACAACCATCTGTCCATCGTGCCCCAGGGCCGGGCGGGCAGCAATGTAAAACTCAAACTAGATCAACACGAGGAGCACACCATGATCAAATTCATTCGAAAAGCATTGAAGATCGACGGGTTTCACATGGACGCCATCGAGGCCGAAGTCCCCGAGCAGGCCCAGGGCGTGATCGACCGCCTCTCGGCCAAGCTGGACGAGGCGGTGGAGGCGATCCGGGAGCGGGCGGCCAAAATCGTCGAACTGACGAAAAAGGCCGACGAGTCCCAGGCCAAGATCGACACCCTGGCCGAGGAGGTAAAAACCCTCAAGACCGACAACGCGGCCCTTTCCAACCCGTCCGGGGAAAAGATCCAGAAGATCATCGCCGATCGCAGGGCCTTGGAAGATGTCGCCAGCAAAGTGGGCGTAAAATGCGACGGGCTGCCCGATCAGGCCGTCCGGGTGGCGGTGATCCAAAAACAGACCCCGGAATTCAAAGCCGACGGTCGGTCAGTTGACTATGTCAACGCCCGTTTCGACGCGGTGGTGGAACTTCTGACGGCCGCCGAAAAGAAGGACGGCGCTGCGGGGCTCTCCCAGGTGATCCGGGATGCCAAGGCGACCGGGGCGCACACCAAGGTGGATAACCGGGCCGAGTTCATCAAAAAGAGCCAGGAGCTGGCTGACAAGTAGTCTCCGGTCAATATGGCCGGGAAGGCCTGACCGCATAAACTTTTACCAGGAGAAAACGACATGCAGACAGAAGTGAGCGAGTACATGGAAAAGGGCCTGGCCGGCCAGCTGGCCGACGTCGGCAACGCGGATATCGTGACGCGTGCCAATGCTTCCGGCGGTGCGATCCCCTTCGGCGTCTTCGTGACCAAGGGGGCTGCCCAGCGCGAAGCGACCCTGCCCGATGCGACAGGTGAAGTGACCGGCCTGACCGGTCTCGGCGTGGTGCTGCGCAGCCATACCCAGCCCCAGGGCGAAGGGTACGCGGACAGCGATCCCATGCCGGTGCTCAAGCGCGGCCGGGTATGGGTGCCGGTGGAGGATGCGGTGACGGCCGAATCGGCGGCGTTCGTGCGCTTCGTGGCCGGCGTCGGCGAACAGCTCGGGGCGTTTCGTTCCGATGCCGACGGCACCGACGCGGTGGCGCTGCCCGGCGCCAAGTTCGTTTCCGACGCCGGGGCCGGAGAGCTTGCCCTGCTGGACATCAACTTGCCGTAGCAGGCGCTTTAAACCGGCTTTGATCGCCGTTTACGCACTTTAAACTTTTTACCAGGAGAACGAAAAATGATCAGATTAGACGCAGTCCGGCACGTGCTCGATGCCATCGACCCGAATGCCGCGCTGTTCATGGAGCGGGAACTCGAGGCCCTGGAGGCCGAGATCTACCGCTTCAAGGAGCGCGAGCTCAAGTACCGGGAGCTGATCCCGGTATCCAACCGCGACAATCCGGGCGCCGACTCCATCACCTACCGCATGTACAGCTCGGTGGGCATGGCCAAGGTGATCACGGACTACTCCCAGGACCTGCCCCGCGCCGATGTTTACGGCACCTCCGTGACCCAGGCGGTGCGGTCGCTGGGTATCGCCGTGGGCTATAACCATCAGGAGATCCGGGCGGCCATGATGGCCGGCGTGTCCCTCGAAACAGAAAAGGCTGCGGCCCAGCGCCGGGGGATCCGCGAGGCCGAGCACAAGATCGCCTTTTTCGGCGACGCCACCCATGGCATTGCCGGCTTCTTGTCCAACCCCAACATCCCCACCCTGGCCGCCGCCAACGGCGCCGGCGGCACGCCCGACTGGGCCAGCAAGACGGCGGCCGAAATCATGGCCGACATCTACCTGATGTGCTCCACGGTGCGCAGCCAAAGCAAGGGCGTGCACAAGCCCGATACTTTGCTGTTGCCGGTGGCCCAGTATGACCTGATCGCCTCCACGCCCAGAAGCGATGCGTCCGACACCACGATCCTGGAACATGTGCTCAAAAACCCCAAGGCCTACGGACTTTCGGCCATCGAGCCCATGTACACCGAGCTGACCGGCGCATTTACTTCGGGCACCGAGGACGGGGCGGTCTGCTACGAAAAGAACCGGGAGAATCTGGAGCTTCGCATCCCCATGGAGCTGATCACCTACCCCATGCAGGAGCGGGGCCTGGAGTTGATCGTTCCCGGAGAGTCGCGCATCGGCGGCGTGGTGGTGCGCTACCCGCTGGCGCTTTTGTTCTTCACCGGCATTTAGCGAACGCAACGGCAACTGGTGCCAAATGCGATAGGGCGGCCCGCGCGTATGGGCCGCCCGCCCCTTAACACCTTGACAGGGAGATCACCGATGATCGTCGTCAACAAAAAGCCCAATATCACCCACATGCCCTATGCCAGCGGTCGGAAAAAAGGCGTGTTCTCGTTTATTCCCGGCCAGAACAGCATCGACGCGGATGTGTGGCAGGCCGTCAAAAAAGCGGCCGGCGAAAAACGCATGGCCCATTACGGCCGGTTTTTAAAACCCATCGGAGAAAACGCGTCGGACGAGTCCGTCGACCCGGCCAAGCTCAACGCCGATGAGTTTATCGAGCTGATCGGCGGCGCCATGACCCTGGAACTGCTCGACAGCTATGCCCAGGCGGAAAATAGCCGCAAGGGCGGCGCCCGCAAGACAGTCATGGAGGCCATCGACAAGCAGGCCGAAGAAATAAGGGCCATCGAAGCGAAGAAAAACGGCCGGGAGCAGTAAATGGCCGACACCACCCAAAGCGCCGTATTATCCATCGCACCCGAGCTGGCATCGGTATCCCAGGACGCCTGGGATACCGTGCTGGCCGATGCGGCCCTGCAGGTCGGGGCCATCTGGGGCCGCAAGCAGGAGATGGCCCAGAGGTATCTCGTGGCCCACCGGCTGACCCTGATCGCCCGCAAGGACAAGGCGGGCGAGATCACCTCCGAGCGCACCGGCGATGTAGCGGTGAGCTACGCGACCGGCGGGTCCGGCGAATGCAGCGAGACGGTTTACGGCCGAGAGTACGAGCGGATCCGGCGCGGAACCATCGCCGGATTCATGACCGTGACGCCGTAGGAGAAAACCGATGATCAAGGTCCACACGCACATCGATGACAGCGGCATGAAAGAATTTGCCGATCGGGTCAAAAAGCTGCGCGGCTCGGTGGATATCGGCGTGTTCGGCGACCAGGACAGCGAACAGGTGGTCATCGCCGCGACGCATGAGTTCGGCACGGACCGGGCCGGCAAGGGCAAAAACATTTCGATCCCGCAGCGATCCTTTTTGCGCAGCACCCTGGACGAAGAAAAAGAGACGGCGCGCGAAAAGATCGACGAGGCCAAGGTCCAGGTGGTGACCGGGCAATTGGATAAAAAGAAGTTTCTGGGCCGCCTGGGACTGTGGTTCGAGGGCAAGGTCAAGGCCAAGATCGCTGCCGGCGGCGGCCCGCCGCTGATCGAAAACGCTCCCTCGGTAAAAGAGGAGAAGATCGCGCGCGGCCGGGAGTTTCCGGTACCGCTCAACGACGAGGGACGGTTGCGCCAATCCATCGTCAGCAAGGTGAACGCATGAGGCTTGATGTCGAACCGATCACCGTGACCCGCCAAAGTCCGGGCAGTTATGTGAGCGGGCGCTTCGTTCCGGCAGCGGCCTCGACCGAAAGCGCGGCCGGCAGCATCCAGCCGCTGAGCGGACACGATCTGCTGCAGTTGCCCGAGGGCGACCGACAGCGTGGGGCGCACAAGATCTATACGGCCTATGCCCTGGAAAACGGCGATATCGTCACGCGCGCGGACGGCAGCCGGCACGAGGTGCAACAGGTGAAAGACTACACGGCTTTTTCCCTGCCGCACTACAAGGCGCTTTTGATGCGCGTGTTGGAGCAATAAATGCAGCGACTGCCCATTGTCATAGAAGACGCCCTGGTGGCCTGGATATCGGCGATCCTGCCAGCGGTAACGCCCATATGGGCCAACCAGGACGGCCACCGGCCGGCGCCGCCGTTTGTCGTGCTGGACATCATCTCCGGGCCGTTTGCCCTGGGCACTCCCGAGGAACGCTACAAGAGCGAGGACACCTACAGCTATCACCTGCGCAAGTGGGCCACGCTCAACGTGCAGGTGGTGGCGCCAGACGCCCTGGTGCGCGCGGCGGCCATCGCCAATGCCATCGATCTGCCGAGCCGGCAGGCCGTGTTGCAGGCGGCCGGGATTGCGGCCCATTCGGCCCAGGGCCTGCGCGACATCACCACCTTGCAGGATACCGACCATGAAATCCGCGCCAGCCTGGACATCATCATCTCCTGGCCCGAGCCGGTGGACGATTCGCCCGGCGAGATCCGAAGCGTGCGCGTGGCCGGAGAGATCGACTCATTGTCCGTGGATAAAACCATCGCCATCGAAGAGGAGTAACGCATGGGCACCCAAATCAACGATATCATCCAGGTCACCATCACCCGCGAGACGGCCAAGATCACCCAGGCCGGATTCGGCACGGCCCTGATCTTCGGGGCGCTGACCGAGTTTACCGACCGTTACCGGGTTTACAACAACATCGAGGCCGTGGAGGTGGATTTTGAAACCACCACCGAGCAGTGGAAGGCGGCCGCGGCCCTGTTTTCCCAGGAGGTAAGCCCTCAGCAGGTTGTCATCGGCCGGCGCGATCTGCTCGAGGCCCTGGGCGACGAGCTTTCGGCCATGCAGGCGGCCTATGGCGACTGGTACGCGCTCGTTTTATGCCGCCAGGCCCTGGAGGCCGATAACCTGGCCGATATCGCCGCCGCGGCCGCCTGGATCGAGGCGCGCAACAAGATCTTTATCGCCTGCATCGACCAGGCCGACATGCTGACCACGTCCACGACCGACATCGCCTCCACGCTTCAGGACGCGGCTTACGACCGCACGGGAGTCCTGTACAGCGGCGATGCGGAAAGTTACCCGGAAGCGGCCTGGCTGGGCCGATGCCTGCCCCATGATCCGGGCAGCATTACCTGGAAGTTCAAACAGCTGGCCGGCATCACGGTGGACGATCTGACGCCCACCGAGGTGATCAACCTGCGGGCCAAAAACGCGAATTTCTACGAGCAGGTGGCCGGCTACAACATGATTTCGGGCGAGGCGGTCATGGCCTCGTGCGAGTTCATCGACATCATCCGGGGCACGGACTGGCTGCAGGCGCGCATCGCCGAGGGCATCTTCTTGCGGCTGATCAATGCCGATAAGATCCCGTTTACCGCCCAGGGCATCGCGGTGATCGAAAACGAGCTGCGCTACCGGCTGGAAAAAGGCGTGGACGCCGGGCTTCTGGTCGAAGGCAGCATCGTGATCACGCCGCCGGCCATCGCCGCCGTGGATCCGCTGGAAAAAAGCCAGCGCTTTTTAAACGACATGCGCTTTACGGCCCAGCTGGCCGGCGCGGTGCATAAGGTGGCCATCGCCGGCAAGCTGACCCTGTAGGCGCAACGGTTAACGATCTCCAGACAAGGAGTGCGAGATGAACGAAGTGAGAACCTATGATCCCACCCAGGTGAGCCTGATCGTCGGCGGCAGCATCATCAAAAGCTGGAACCGGATCGCGGTGGCCAAGGAAGAAGACGACTGGACGTTTGCCGCCGGCACCACCGGCGAGGTGACGCGCACGCGAAACGCCAACCGGCTGGGCACGATCACCGTGGTGCTGCCCCAGACCAGCCAGGACAACGGTATTTTGTCCGCCTTTGCGGTCTCGGGCGGATTGCTGTCATGCATCGTAAAAGACGCTTCTGGCCGCTCGCTGCACGTGATGCCCGAGGGCACGGTGGTCAAGCCGGCCGACAGCGAGTACGCCAAAGAATCCGGCGAGCGTGAATGGGCCATCAAGGGCAGCATCGTTGAGATGACGGTGGGAGGTAACTGATGCGAACCCCGGTGGAACTTACGATCGACGGCGAGCAGTACACCTTTTGCCAGCTGCCGCCCAAGCGCAGTTTAAAGCTGTTGACCCGCATCATGCGCATCGTGGGTGGCCCCCTGGGGGCGTCGTTCAAGGGCGGAAAACCCGCCCTGGATGCGGACATCGACCTTTCGGTGGTGGTCACCGCCCTGTGCGACCGGCTCGACGAAAACGAGGTGGAGGCCATCGTGGACGAACTGCTCTCCCAGGTTATCTGCGCCGGCCGCGGCGAGATTTCCCGGCAGTTCGACGCCCACTTTGCCGGCCGCCTGCCCCATCTGTTCAAGGTGCTGGGCCAGGCCATCCGTGTGGAGTATGGCGATTTTTTAGCCGGACTGCCCGACCTCGGCGCCGTGCTGGCCAGGGCGGGTATGACCCCGGCCAAACCAACATAAACTGGTACCTGTGGCGGCCGGTGATCGCGCGCATCACCACGCTGCACGAGATCGAAACCCACTGGTCCATCGATGATCTGGCCGACGCCCACGAGGCGTTGGATATCGATCAGGAGGCCGCCGCAGCGGTCACCAAACCCAAAGGGCGCCCATGAAGTTAAGAGACCTTTTTGTCAGCATCGGCTTCGACGTGGATGACTCCGCGCTGACCGATCTGGACCGGGGGCTGCAAAAGACCAAGGGGTTGATCGTGGCCCTGGGGGCGGCGGCGGTGGCCTCGGCGGGCATCCTTTACAAAATGGCAACGTCTGTGGCTGATGCGGGCGACAGCGCGGCCAAGACGGCGGACAAGCTGGGCGTGCAGGTCGAGGCGCTGCAGGAGCTTCGCTATGCGGCCGAGCTGGCCGGCGTGGCCCAGAACAGCTTCGATACCGGCCTGCAGCGGTTGACCCGTCGAGCGGCCGAGGCGGCCCGAGGCACCGGAGAAGCAAAGGATGCCTTGCGCGAGCTGGGCGTGCAGGTAACCGACGGCCGCGGCCGGCTGAGAAACAGCGCCGATCTTCTGGCCGACATCGCGGACGGCATGGCCGGGATCGAGGATCCCGGCCGGCGCGTGGCCCTGGCCTTCAAGCTTTTCGACACCGAGGGCGTGGCGATGGTCAACATGCTGCGCGACGGAAAGGCCGCCCTGCTTGGCATGCGGGCCGAGGCGCGCGAGCTGGGCTTTGTGATCGGCGAAGAGGCCGCGCGCAATGCCGAAGCGTTCAACGACAACCTGACCCGCACCCGGCTGATCATCACCGGCCTGCGCAACGAGGTCGGCGCCCGCCTGCTGCCCATTTTAAGCGACCTGATGGTGCAGTTCCGCCAGTGGTTTGTCTACAACCGGGAGATCATCCGCAGCGGCATCGAAAAGCTGCTGCGCGGCATGATCACGCTCCTGCGCTGGCTGTACAACGCGGCCCGCACCGTGGCCTCGGTTCTGGCCGATGTGGTGGAGATGTTCGGCGGCATCGAGCGCACGGCAAGGGCGGCCGCCTGGGCCATCGGGCTGTTTGCGGGCGCTTATGTGCTTTCGGCATTGGGCAATCTGGCCATCGGCATTGGCAAGGTGGCGACCGGATTCAGGTTGCTGGGGAGTGCGGCCCTTATCGCCCAGGCGCAGATTTTTGCCATACCGCTTCTCGTCGGCGGCCTGATCGTCGGTCTGATTTTAGCCATTCAGGATTTGTACACCTTTGTGAAGGGCGGTGATTCGATTTATGGCATCATTGCCGACAAACTGCTGGCCGACAGCCCACGGCTCCAACGGATATTCAAATTCACCCTCGGCGACGCTATCGATTGGATCAAAAAGCAGTTCACAAGCCTGTCCAACTGGCTGGACCACTGGAAAGACGGGATCGCCGCTGTTTTCAACTGGCTCGCGGAAAAGATCCGGCCCGTATTCGACATGATCGAGGCCATTACCAAGTGGCTGGGGGGCAAGCTCGAGGCCGGCACCAAGGCCGTAGGCGGCGTTCTGGAATCCGGCACCCAGGCCCTGGGGGGCGCCATCGAGCGCGCCTTCGGTTTTCTGGGCATGACGCCTGCGGCCGCACCGGCGACCGCGGGGGCGTCGGGGCATGGCCGCAATTCCATCCGCATCAACGCGCCTGTGACGGTCAACGTGCCCGAGGGCACGCCGCCCGAGGCGGTCAGCCGGGCCGTGCAGCAGGGGGTGGCCGACGGCGTGGCGCGCATGCTGCGCGAGGCCGGCGAGGCCACCGAACCCGTGGGGTTGTGGTAGATGGCTTACCAGCAGATATTTCTAAACGCGCAGCCACGCCGGGTGGCGCTCATGACGAGCCGCAACGGCGTGGACCGCACCTTGCTGATCGTGGACTGCACCGTGGCCGAGCAGGTGGACCTGGAGTCCCAGGCCACGCTGCACGAGATCGAGGACGGCTCGCAGATCTCCGATCACGTGATCCGGCGAGGCCGCGGCTACCGGATGGAAGGGATCGTCTCCGACACGCCCATCACCCTGGCCGGCGCGCTCATCGGCAACACGGCCGGTTTTATCGGTGGCCGCATCGGCGGGGCGGCCGGATCGCTGGCCACGGCCGGGTCGGTGATCATGGCCAACCTGGCGCTTTCCAATTCCGCCAAGGCCAGCCGGGCGGCCCTGGACATCTTCGAGGACATTTACGCCAACAACATCCCGCTGACCATCGTGGCGGGCCTGGCCACCTACACCAACATGGTGATGGAGCATTTTTCGGACACCCGCAATGCGCACACGGCCGGTGCCCTGGTGTTCAAGGCCGATTTCCGCCAGATCCGCATCGTCAGCGGCCAGACTGTGGACGTACCGCGCGAGGCCAAGGTTGACTCGGTCAAGGATCTGGGGGCGGCCGAACAGCGGGGCGGGCGAAAGCAACCGGCCGTGCTCGAGGGGGCCAAGGCGGGCCGGGCGCAAAGCTGGGCGCATAAACTGCTCACCGGGATGGGAGTGATCGACTGATGGCACACCTTTCCATACCGGTGGCTGCAACGGCCTATCAGAGCTTTTCGGTGCAGCTCGACGGATCGGTCTACCGCATGCGGATCCGCTACAACTCCCGCTCGGGCGTCTGGACGCTCGATCTTTTCGATTCGGCCGAGCAGGCCCTTTTATGCGGCCTTGCGCTGCGCACGGGCATCGATCTGCTGGACCAGTACGTGGATGACCGGCTGCCGCCGGGGCGCCTTTTCATCGTCAATTTCGTCTCCGAGCACGGAGAACCGGGCCGGGACGATCTGGGCACCGATGCCGTCCTGGTCTACGAGGAGGCGGCCTGATGGATCAGCTTTTCTCCCGATACGCGGCGGTGACCATCGGCGGCAAGCAAAGCGGCGAGGCGGTGCGCTGGGACGGCCTGCGCGTGGTCTTCCAGGTGGAGAAAAACAGCGAGTCGCACGCCAACACGGCCAAGATCTCGGTTTACAACCTGGGCGAAAAGGGCCGCGCCCTGGCCGAGGAAGAAAACGCCTTCGTGCGCCTCGAGGTGGGCTATGGCGCGCACATCGAGCAGCTTTTCCTGGGAGATATCTCGCGGGCCTACGTCTCCCGGCAGGGGCCGGACTGGGTGACCACGGTGGAGTGCGGGGACGGGGCCGCGGCGCTACGCTCGGTGCATATCGACAAAAGCTATGCGCCAGGCGTGGACTACAAGGACGTGATCGACGATGTGGTGCAAAGCTTCGTGGACCAGGGAAAGATCGTGGTCGGCAGCCTGCTGGGGGTCAAAAGCGAGCGCGCCCAGACCGGCATCGCGGTGTCGGGCAGCAGCAAGGACGTGCTCGATGACCTGGCCGCCCGCCAGGGCCTGGAGTGGTACATCGAAAGCAATGCCCTTTATATGCTCGAACGCGGCGTGGATGCCGGCCGCAGGGCCGTGCTGCTCACCCCGGAGACCGGCCTGGTGGGCTCGCCCATCCGGCGCGAGGTGGACGGCGGCATGGGGGTGGAGTTTAAAAGCCTGATCCAGACCGAGCTCGTGCCGGGGCGCCTGGTGCGCATCGAAAGCCGGGCGGTGACCGGCGATTACAAGCTGCGCGCCGTGGCCTTTGCCGGCGACACCCACGGGCAGGCCTGGTACGCGACGGGACAGGCGGTGGCCTTATGAAGACGCGCAAGGAAGATAAAACCCTTGCCCAGATATTGCGCGATGCCATTACGGCCAGGCTCCATGATGTCCATGTATGCCTGCCGGGCCGCATCGAAAAGTACGACCACGCCAGGCAAAAGGCCGATGTAAAACCCCTTTTAAAGCGGCGTTACAAAAGCGAGGCCGAGGACACCGAGCTTCCCGTGATCACCGATGTGCCGGTGCAGTGGCCGTCGGCCGCATCCGGCGCGGCCTACCTGCACCTGCCGGCCGCCTCCGGCGACCTGGGCATGATCGTGTTTTGCGAGCGCTCCCTGGACGGCTGGCTGTCGGGCGCGGGGCAGATCGTATCGCCGGCCGATCCCCGCCACCACCACCTGAGCGACGCGATCTTCATCCCCGGAGTACGGCCGTTCGGTGCGCCCCTTGGCCAGACCAGCGCGGCCAATGCGGTGCTGCAAAACGGGCAGATGCGGGTGGAGATGTCCCCGGACGGCAAGATCTCGATTTCGGGGGCCACCGAGGAGTTTTTGACCATCGTGGACAGCATCCTGGATCATCTGATTTCTGCGCGGGTGATCACCTCCATCGGCGCATCTCCCTTTATCTCGGACACCATAGCGTACTTCCAGGAAGACAAGGCGCGCCTGGCCACGATCAAGAGGGTTTAACCGATGGCGATGAACGGCAACCAGATGGGAAGCGAAGTGGCCGCGGCGGTCCTGGCCCAGGTGTACGGCGACCGGCTCAACAGCGCAGAGCAGGACATGGTGGAACACATGTGGCAGGTGATCTGCACGGCGATCGTCAACCACATCACGACCAACGGGCATGCGCTGCCGGGAACTTTTTTAGACAGCCAGAGCGGCCCGCTAAGCGGCAAAGGAGACCTGGAATAGCATGGATCTGCTGCTCGACGACAATTGGGACCTGGCTCTGAGCGATACGGACCTGCGGCTGGTGACCGGCGTGGACGCCATCCGGCAGCATCTGATCCAGCGCCTGAAGACCTTTCTGCTCGAGTGGTTTCTCGACCGGCGAAAGGGTGTTCCCTACATCCAGGCCGTTTTGATCAAAAACCCCAACCCGCTGGCGGTGGCGGCGGTGTTCAAATCGGAGATCATCGAGACGCCGGGCATTGTGGAGTTGATCTCCTTTGACCTGCAGATCGATCCGGGGGTGCGCAGCCTGCGCCTTACTTTTACAGCGGCGGTCGAGGACGGCTCGACCGTGACGGTGGACGAGGTGTTGCCATGACCTATGGTCTGACGGCCCAGGGGCTGATCATCAAAACCTTGCCCGATATCGAGGCGGAAATCGATACGGCCCTGCGCGCCGCCTACGGGGCGCAGATCAACACGGCGCCCCAGTCGGTGTTCGGTCAGCTCAAGGGGATTTTCTCCGAGCGCGAGGCCCTGCTGTGGGAGCTTTTCGCAGATCTCTACCATGCGCTCAATCCCAATACCGCAGCGGACGTGAGCCTGGACCGGGCAGTGAGTTTTACGGCCCACAAGCGTCTGCCAGCGCGCTACAGCCGCATCGAGGCAGTTGTGCTCAGCGGCACGGCGGGCACCGTGGTGCCGGCCGGCACGACCTTTTACGTGGAAGGCAATCCTGCGGCCAGGTTCAAGACCGAGGCCGCGGCCACGATCGAGGCGGGCGGCACGGTGTCGGTCGACTGCATAGCGGCCCAGACCGGCCCCGTGGCGGCCGGGGCGGAAACGCTCACCCAGATCGAAACGCCGGTCTCGGGGCTGACGGCCGTATCCAACCCGACGGCGGCCATCGTGGGTCGCAATATCGAAACCGACGCAGAACTGCGCATCCGCAGGAGCACCACGCTGCAATATTCCCAGGCCGGTCCGACCGAGGCGATCCGCAGCGCGATCCTGGCCTTGAACGAAGATGTCGACCAAGTGGCCATCGAGCATGTCATCGTCTTTGAAAATTATGGCCTCACCACCGATGCCAGGGGGCTGCCGGGAAAATCGTTCGAGGTGGTGGTCTACCAGGCCGGCGGCAGCACGGCGCGCGACCAGGAGATCGCCGACACCATCATGCTCAAGGCAAAACCGGCCGGCATCCAACCTTACGGCGACGTGCTGGTGGAGGTGACCGACAGCCAGGGATTCACCCGCAACTGTTATTTTACCCGGCCGACGCCGGTAGATATCTACCTGGAGTTGGATCTGACCGTGACGGCCGACTACCCGGCCGACGGCGACAGTTATATCAAGTCGGCCATGGCGGCCTGGGGCAACACCCTGGGGCCGGGGGCCGATGTGGTGGTTTACCCTGCGCTCATGGCCCAGCTTGCGGCCGTGGCGGGCATTACCGATGTGGTGGTGCGCATCGGCGCGGCGCCCGGTCCGACAGGGGATGCCAACGTGGATATCGATGACGGCAGCAGCGGCGATGTGGAGATGTCGGCCTGGGACGTGGCCAACATCACCATCGCACATGTGTAGAGGCGTTTAGATGGGCACGATTTACGACGAATCCGGCCTGGCTTTTTTGGACGAAGCGGGCAACCCGATTTGGGATGAACTCGGTGGCGGAGATCTTCAATGGACCAGCCCCCAGGCACGGGTGGCCCTGCTCGATCATACGACCGACGGGGCGGCGCGCCTGCTGCACCAGTACAGGCCGGCCATCCGACTCAAAGCGCTCATGGATGCGCTTTTCGGCCAGCAGATGCAGGACCTGGAAAACCATGCCCACCAGCTCTACGGCCTGCTGGATATCGATGCCGGCCAGGGCGCCCAGCTGGATCTGATCGGCACCATTGTGGGCCAGTCGCGCATGGGCCATTCCGACCGGATCTACAAACTGCTGCTCAAGGCCAAGATCGGCGCCAATGTGAGCCACGGCACGATCGAGGACGTGATCGGCGTCTGGCGCCTGCTGGCCCAGGCCAACCAGGTGCAGGTGGTGGAAGTCTACCCGGCCCAGGTGGATCTGTATTCGGACACGCCCATCGACGGCGCCATCGCAGCGTTTGTGCGCGTTTTGATGCAAAAGGTGGTGGCGGCCGGAGTCCGGGTGGACTTTCTGGCGATCATTTACTCTTCCACCAACGCCTTCGGGTTCGATGGAGAGGATCCCACTATCGGTGGATTCGGGGATTACAACGATGCCGGGGCAGGCGGAGAATTCGCCTACATCCAGCTGACGAATTAGGAGGGGTCTCGTGGCGATCAAACCGACCGGCGGACATCTGGATTGGATCACTGACGATGATGCGAACAAATTTATCGAACCCTCCAGCGCAAAGAGGCTGCAAGGGTGGATCAAGGACGAAAAACCTCCGTTTCAATACTTCAACTGGTCCTGGCGCCTGATCGACCGCTGGCTCAAATGGGTAGAGGCTCAGTGCGACGAAAACTCGGGGGCCATCACGGCCCTGATCGCGGCCCCGGTCGTCCCGGCCGGTACGGTGATGCTTTTCGTTCAATCCGCGGCGCCTGTTGGCTGGACCAAGGTGACAACCCATAACGACAAAGCCCTTCGGGTAGTCAACGGCACCGCCGGATCAGGTGGGTCATTGGCATTTAGCACGGCGATGGCTGCCAGCAGAGCATCGTCCAGCGTGGCTGCGAGTGGCTCTGTCGGCAACACGACCCTAACCACCACCCAAATGCCGTCGCACCCGCACGATACGGTCGCAGATGCTTCCTCCGCATCGGGTTTAACCACCTCGAATCATGTTTCCCGCGCCGGCAACATCTACGGTGGCGAGCAAAATTATACCCTGGCGGGCTCGGGCGCGACGCCGACATTGGGACCGTCGCAATCGGTCGGTGGCGGTGGATCGCATAATCACTCCTTTACCGGAACGGCTCATCAGCACACCTTGAACATGTCCGTCCAATATGTGGATGTGATCATCGCAACCAAGGATTAGGAGAAAGGGAACCCGTATGGAATTGAAACCGAAAAACAACTGCCCGCTAAATGGGTTTGCGCCTTGCAAGGAGTTGGATTGCGCCTGGTTTGTTCACATCCTTGGCAAAGATCCCCAAACCAACATGGAGAAAGACGAATGGGGGTGTGCCGTCGCCTGGCTTCCAATCCTGCTGGTGGAAAACGCCCAGGTCGAGCGGCAGACCGGCGCCGCGGTGGAAAGTTTCCGCAATGAAATGGCGGACCATAAAAGCGGCCTGGACCTGCTGGTGCAGGTCATCGAAAACAGGAGGAAGTTGATATGCGAATGACGATCCTACCCGCCGACGGCGTCATCGGCCTGGACGGCGTTTTTTTGCACGTCGCCGTGGGCGCTCCGGAAAACGTCCACGCCATCCAGATCTACGATGCGTTCGCCGAGATAGAATACAACGACGGCAAGCCCAACGCGAAGGTCACGGGTTCTGCCCTGGCGGCCCTGTCCGGCCCCTACCTGTCCGTCTACCGGGCGGAGCAGCAGCGCATCGAGGCGCAAATCGCCGAATCCACGCCGCCGACCCCATATTCCGTGTGGGACGAAAGCACCCAGGCATGGGTGGTCGACCGCGAGGCCATCTGCCGCCGGCTCGAGTCCGACATGCACCATTATATATTCGTCATGCACGGCTATCCCCAGCCCACCCAGATCACCCTTCAGGCCATGTACAGCGACCCGGATGGCAGCGCGGCCCAGCGCGCCGCCTGCAAGCAGATCTTCGACTGGATCAAGGGCGTGGTGCTGCCATACTACTACGCCAGGAAGGCCGAGATCCTGGGATCTTCCGATCCCGAGGCCGTGCGCTGGGATTTTGCCGCAAATTGCGACGCCGCGGCGCCGGTCACCACCCTGGCGCAGATCATCTCCCTCGAGGAGGCATAGCCATGATCGTATCCAGCGACACCATCCGTGCCCAGCTCGCCGCCATCTGGCCGGATCTTAAATTTGCAGTACTGTCCGATCCCGAGTGGTGGGCGCCTGAGACCGCCGACGTAGCCGCGTTTTTGGTCACCGAGCCGGACCTGCCCTTTGTCCCGCATCTGTACGAGTGCGAGGAGCAATCGCTCGATCTCGTCGCCGCCCAGCGCCGTCTGCACGCCGATGACTACCTGGCCGGCCGATCGAAACCGCGCCTCAACTGGCCGCTGGGCATCGTGTGCGGCACGCGCTTTGCCGGGGTCGAAATGGATCACTGGCAGAATATCATAGTCACTCGCTCCGGAGTGCGCCTGGTCGAACGCCAAAGCAAACGGATCTGGGCGCCCGATCCGGCCCAGGATCAAATCTATTTTCTTTTGATGTAGGAGCTGCCATGCGACCCACCACCATTATCGCCGTCATCGCCCTGCTGCTTACCGGTTGCGCGAGTTTCCGGGGACCGGACTACGAACAATTGCGCCGGGCCGAGCAGGCCGGGGCCAAGATCAGCGACTACTACCTGGCCACCGATCCGGCCGGCGACGACGTGACGATCGTTACCGACGTGTCAGACACCACCATGGCGCCAACGGGCACCACCAAAAAGCTCAGGCTGCGAGACATGCCGGTCTCCGACCCGGCGCAATCGGCCCTGGACGCCAAACAGGACGCAGTCGCCGCGGCCAGCGATGCCGAGATCATCGCCGGTACAGAGACCGCACCTCGCCTAATCTCACCGGCCCAGGCGAAGCTGGCCGTCGAGACCCACGGCGGTGCCATGGCGTATCCATTTATCAAGGAACGCACGATCAGCGATCCTGCGGACGCAGATGATTTTTTCTGGTTCCGGGCGCCGGCCGACCTGACCCTTGCCAGCTTCAACTGCATCGCAGAAGGCACGAGTCCTTCGATCACGGTCGACCTGCAAGAGTGTGATTCGGCCGGGGCCAACTGCGCTAGCGTGCTCGCCGCGGCGGTGACGGCCGATGGAGGCAACGACGCCGGCACCATCAGCGATACGGCCGTTGCCTCCGGCGCGTGGATGCGCGCGCTGCTGGGCGCACCGAGCGGAACGGTAACGGCGGTTTCTTTCACCCTGGCAGGTACACAATGATGACTCGGCGGCAGTTTTTAAAACGGGCATATCGAATCGGAGGGATTGCCGCTCTGGCCGGCCTGGGGCTGTCCCCGCGAGCCATTGCGGATTTTGTGCGCGGCCACGGCGGCGGCACGGGTTTTGACTGGACCTCCAATCTGGTGCTGCATCTAAAAATGGACAGCACCCAGGGCATCACCTGGGACGAGGTGTCGGGATCCGCCCTGATGACCGATGCCAACGCCTGCGGGGTGGATGCCACCGACTACAAGCAAGGCAATCAATCCCTTGACCTGAACGCAGCCGCCATCCAGCACATGTATGTTGCCGACGCCAATTACCCGGCCGGCGCGCCGGGCAAAAACACCGGCGGATCACAGGATTTCTTGATCTGCTTCTGGGTCAAAATCGACGATAAGTCCACCACCCGGATGTTTGTTACCAAATACCGGCCGGTCACAGGAGGCCGCGGCTTCAACGTGATGTACGACCAGGGCACGGACCGTTTTATGATCTGGGTCAGGGCCGCAGACGACAGCGTAAACCTGAGCGAGCAGTTCACCCAATTTAATCCGGTCGTTGATGTCTGGTACCATATCGGCTTTTGGCATTCCACCGTCCTGGGCAAGGCCGGGCTGCGGGTCTGGGATGACACCAATGCCATTGTCTATAATCAATCCTGGATCTGGACCCAGGGTCTGTTTCTCAATTATCAACCGTTTTCGGTGGGCTACGATCGCTATGATACGGGAGATGGTCAGCAGCCCCATGACGGGCATATTGATCAGGTGCTGGCCTATAAAGCGGTGGACGATTCCGCGGAGTCGGCCATCACCGCCAAAATCGATTCGGTGCGCCAGGGAGGCACGCCATGACACCCCAGTCCGTCAAGCATTTTTAGCATCGGCCATCAAACCTGAAATCACAACAATGCCCGGTGTCAACGGACCAACCCTGCGGTCAACCGACATGGGAATCAAAAAATAGGGAGGCAAAAACAGATGTGAATAATTAAGGAGGCCACCCCCTGGGGAGTTGCCACTTCCCAGGGGGCGAAGAGCTGTTCACACCAGCCCCCCATCCAAAAATGGACGACCCCCCGCTCGGACCGAGCAAGGGGCTCATATCACACTCAATTGGATATACTCAAGGAGCGCCCAATGAACAGCCCTTTAGCCTACATCGGCGGCAAATCCAAACTGGCCCAAACCATCATCGAAATGATGCCCGAGCACAAAGCCTACTGCGAGGTGTTCGCAGGGGCGGCTTGGGTATTTTTTCGCAAAGAGCCATCCAAATACGAAGTCATCAACGACCTGGACAGCGACCTGATCTGCTTTTATCGGGTGCTTCAAAACCACTTGGAGGAGTTTTTAAAACAGTTTAAATGGCTGCTCGCCTCACGGGAGTGGTTCGAGGATTGGAAACGCCAGCAGGCGGCCGGTGGCCTAACCGACATTCAACGGGCGGCCCGCTACTATTACCTGCAGCGGCTCTGCTTTGCCGGCAGGGTGCGGGGAAGGACCTATGGGGCCTCGCCGATGAGCCGGCCGCGGATCAACCTGCTGCGCATCGAGGAGGAGCTTTCCGAGGTCCATTTGAGACTGGCCGGCGTGACCATCGAGCATCTGCCCTGGCAGCGCTTTTTAGAAACCTACGATAAGCCGGGCACGTTGTTTTTCCTTGACCCGCCATACTATAAGGCGCCATATTACCAGCACAATTTTGAGCTGGCCGATTTTCAAGAACTGGCTGAAGCTCTATCCAGCCTGAAGTCGCATTTTATCCTCAGCATCAACGATCATCCGGAAATGCGACAAGTGTTTAAAATATTCAACATCAGAACGGTCAACCTGTCGTACAGCTCAGCCCAACAGAAATGCGTTAAAGCTCAAGAACTGCTGATCGTTCGATAGCTTGAAACGGATCAGAGGGTACAAAAAAATAAGAAAAGGCTGAAAGTTAAAGATGTCTTCCGGAATTCACAATTAGTTGACGATCTGATTCAGTTTAAAATGGCCTTCTGAAAACTTGTTTCATAAAATTTGAACATTAATTCGGGAATTGGGCGGATTTCCGCGAAATACTCATAATTACGAAAATTGGCGGTCAGCCGGATAATATTTATATTATTTACTTGGCAATAATTCTTACCATGTCTTGTTTTTCCGGGGAAGCCGGAAACCAGTATAAATACTGGATCCCGGATCAAGTCCGGGATGACGGAATTTGGCCTGTTTAATTTCCGGCTTAATATACAAAGGATGATTCGTGAGTGAGAATATAAAATGCGTAATAGCTTTGCTCTCGTAAAAAAGCTCAATTCAAATTCTGACGAGCTTATTTTCAATAACTTTCGACTAACCGAAATCAGCCGTGGTGACACTGGCGCTTTGAAAAAGGCTCAACGTCTATTTTCGAAAGCATGGGTTTTCTATGGTGATTGGATTTACAAAAGAGAATATGATAACTCAGCGGATTGGAATGAGATTTCTTCGGATGTCGAAGACACATTACTACTATTAAGGCTTTACAAGACAGGCGATTTATTTTTTGTTCAGCCGTGTGTCGAAGACGCTGATGGCAAGCTTTCCTGCCAGTTACCCTATCCCGTAATGGTATCCACAACCACAACTTTGAGATATGAAATCAATACTGAAGAGTGTTCCAGTTTCAATGCATTTGCTTCGGAGATCGCGTCTCAAGAAAATTGGTCCTCAGATTGGTTCAAAGTAGCTCGACGTTTTTTCATGTACGGAGGTGGAAAGGAGCATAATCCGGCCCATGATCAACTTGATCGTATCGTTGATTACATGACAGCGTTGGAAGCTACCTTGGTACCTGAGTCGGATTTCGTCGGGAGGCGGCTACGCGAGCGTGCTGTTAAATTGATAAATGGTATTGAATTCGAAGCCCAAAAGCGTATGCTTAGAAATTTTTACGGTGTTCGTTCAACTATTGTGCATGGTAGCAAAATAGGCCCTAACCACAGAGAAGCTTTAAAGAATATCGCTGATTTTGAACAAATTGTCAGGGATGTATTAGTCTCTGCCTTGAAAAGTATACCAAGTAATGATGGTGATCGTAATATTTTTCTCAAACAACTTTTCCCCATCTGCGATCAGACCAGAGCGGAACTGGTATTTAATGAATTTTGCAAAATTAAAGATGAAAATGAAAAGGAAAATTGCCTTAAAAGGTTATTAAAACGTATTCCCATATGCTAACCAAAAATTTGCGTAACCAAGCTTTTGCAGCAGGTCGCAAAAAGCCGCGCCCGCTGAAAAGCGGCGGTAGAAATCCCAAGGGGAACTAAAAATGTCGAATGGTGATTTCTTAAAAGATCTTAACCTTCCTGGAAGGTTTGAAAAGTTGGAGTCTGAATCTCAGAGGACGGGATGTGATATCTCCGGTATTATTCAACCAGTTGATTCAGCATGCATAGAAATTGAAACGATCTTAAGAGAAGTCCATACATCTGGAATAGGCAGGCTGCAAATTTTGCATGGTGTTTCTGGCTCTGGCAAGACAACATTTTTGCATGGCTTAAGATATTTTTCCCAAAATATTGATGTAGTACGTATAAATAAAGACAAACTGATAACTGATATTCCGACTTTTATTGAGCGTGATTCCTTACATAGAAAAGAGAACCGTCTTTATATAATTCATGATCGTGATAACCCGAATGAAAAGGACGAGGAACTCAAAATATGTTTTGAATCGATACGTAGTCTTTTCAGAACAGAAAAGGGCAAAGTATTGGTTGTGTGGCCAATAACTGATCCAAAAGCTGCTGAACATATTGCTGGAATAGCGTGGCATATAGGGCGTGACAGCCTCCTTGGTACTCGATCACAGGTATTTAAGTTTCAAGGGCTGCCGAAAGAATCATATGTTAACGTTGCCGATCTTACAACAAGAGCTCTAAATGCTGGTGAAAATTTAGAATCTTTTGGTATCGGTTATGGTCTCGCTAAGGATTGTGCAAGAAATAGCGAAACCATTGGTGAATTTTATTCACGCCTTAATTCTCTATCTTCAGAAAGGAATGCATCTACTTTCCGCTTATTAAAAACGCGCATTAGACCGCGGGTTTGGGTTGTTGTAGCTGGCGATGATTTAAAAGAGCTAGATAGAACTATCAGTAATTTGACACAAGGCACACGCAACAGAATTGATATTGATAAAATCGCGGAGTTTCTTGATAACGATAAGAATGAATCAGCATACCTTAATGACTGGCGTGCACGAAGGGCTGATATGGCCTATTTGATGCGAATACTTGATGTAAGACTTTTCGAGTTGCCTCCAAACACTGCATTAGCTGCAATCCGCTGCTATGGGGATGATAATGTAAAGACCAATCTAAAAAAACGGAGTGAGTCTGCTGACAATTGCGCAGATGCGGTGAGCAGGGTTCGTATTGGTCAAGCATTTATCAATCCTGAATCACCACTAACAATCCGGGTCCGTGAAACTTCCGATGAAATGGCCAGAGAGTACATTGCAATTCAGCAGTTGGCCGCCAAAGGAGATAAATCATTAAATAAAGCTCTTGGTATAGCGATTGAAGATTATATTAATCGAAATGGCAAAGAGGTTCAGGTGATAAGTGAAAAGAAAAACTTACCCGGAAGCCAACTTTGTCCTGATATCCAACTGCCATTTGAAGATGGAAGTGTTTTCTGTGTTGAATTAACATGGCGCTCAACTGGCAAATATTTAGAGGCAGATGCAGGCACCCGCAAACCGCAAAATACACTTACCCCAGGACATATTATGAAATATTTACTTGATAAAGTCATGGAATACGTAAAAGATCTTCAGCTATGATCCAAGATCTCCAACAAAGAACTGGCGAGGACGCAAAGGACCGCGCCGCAAAATTTGGCGTTAAGTTTCTACGAAATAAGGATGTTCGATTATGAAAATAGAGGATTTCCTTAGAAGAATCGATGAATTATTACAACAATCAATTGAAGTTCTGAGCACCACAAGAAAGCTGGAGTGGGGGTCTTATGTTGATACTGGTAAATTCCGTGGACTTAGGGCAGCATGTTTGTCTCTCCTGAAGAATCTTTTCGGTGAATATCATCCTTATTTTAGCGAGTTTAATGAACAAGTGAAAATTGAGCATCCTGAAGACGTTGAGCAGGCTGTAGGAATCCTTAATGCCGCGAAAATGGAATTGAATGGCGGCTGGTTCAATACCACAAGAGGTTTATTGTCTGCTGAGATTTTTTATGATTTTCTCGAAATGGCGGAGCACTTATTGACTGAAGGCTATAAAGACCCAGCAGCGGTAATGATTGGTAGCGTTTTGGAGAAACATCTGAGGAACCTATGCCTTAAATACAACATTGACACTCACATTGAAAAAAACGGGAAGCTAATCCCTAAAAAAGCATCACTGATTAATGCCGAACTTGCAAAATCAAATGTTTACAATAAGCTGGATGAAAAAAACGTTACTGCATGGTTAGATCTCAGGAATAAGGCTGCCCACGGAAAATATGATGAATATACTAAAGAGCAAGTAGTATTATTTTCCAATGCCGTAAACGAATTTATGGCAAGGGTATCTATATAACAAAACTTAAGCTGTCGCTGGTGGGGACAATGAGGAGTATGCTGTCCCGCATCTTTTCATTAGCTACGATAAGAGATGAAATTCCATAACATCAATGTCCATAATGTAAATGAATTAGTACCATCATGGGCAATTAATCCCTATTCACTCGCAAGACATCTAGATGGAATATTTTCAAAAGGTCCAGGAGCAAAACTATTACCGGCTGGAAATAGGGTATACAGATCTTTAGACTTTTGGATTGAAGTCGATGCCTTGGCTACACCACCTGAAGTGAGAGTGTGTACACCTGATGATTTGGTTAATTTAAATGGGCACCTCATTTTGACTTGCTCATCGATTGCGCATAATAGAGCCCAGATCGACCTCCCATTGAATCCGATATTTAAAGGATACACAAAGATATCAAAAAAATATTTGGTCTACTTGCATTCATTTCAGACAGAAACGCCACTAGGATATGTCGGAATGACAAAACAGCGTTGGTTTGATCGATATTCGCAGCATGTTTCGTCAGCGAAATCTGGATCAAATCTTCTTTTCCATCAGGCACTAAGGCAGCATCTATCAGTCCAGGTTCTGCATAAAGTTTTCATTTGCGAGCTTGACCATGAAGCAGCGCTTGAGTTTGAGGAAGAATGGGTTGGGATGGTCAGTCTTTACCCACTGGGCCTCAATATGATTCCCGGCGGGCGAGCAGGTTTTGCCTACCTTGCCAGTCTTGGCCTTCAACCAAGAACTTCTGAAGATCGAGATCGGCTTTTAGAAAAATTATCAGATAGGGAATCAGTTGAGGGTCGGCCTAACCCACTCTGCGCTGCGCGTTGGGCGTCAGATGTAGATTTCGTTGAACGCGTGATATGTGGACATAGTGGTCGCCTCACTGCCAGACAGGTCCGTATAATACGTTTAGGTGCAGCTCTTGGAAAAACATCGGACATAATTGCCGAGGAAATTTCTGCAAAAAATCTTAGGCAGGTAAAGAATGTATTATCCGGCAGGACATACTCCCGCATTAAATCAGAAAGCTAAGAATTCGCTGGTGCCGACCTAGCCAAAAAGCGGCCGAACTGCACAGCTCATTCTTAAGCACATGTGTGCGAATCGAGTCCTAAACCATCCGGCACGCAGTCCAAGACCATCCGGCGCGTTACAGAAGATCGCTTTTGTGAAAATTCTCACACAGATTCTCACACAAAAGAAAAAGGGGCCACAGCCCGAAACCTGTAACCCCTTGATTTTTATGGCGCGCCCGGCAAGATTCGAACTTGCGACCTACGGATTCGTAGTCGACGTCCCTCTACTGTGCTGAGGCATCGGGCGGCAATCGAAAGGAGGGTCAAGAGGGGGTCAAGAGGGGGACCAAGCGGCTGTAATTACGGCAGATAGTGGGAAGGCTATGGGGTTGCTTGAGGGGTCGATGAGAGGCCCAGGAGAGGCCCAGGAGTGGCTCTGAGGGGCACCTTTAGGGGGTCTGATTACACCCTATTTACACACCCTAAAGGAGGTCCAAAAGTGGCTATTCTCGTTCGCTGTCTTGCCTGTAAGAAGGAGTTCAAGCTTGGCAAAAAGAAGTGCCCCGGCTGTGGTGCCAACCTGGAGAGTCGCCGGGTCTACCGTGTGAGTGTCCGTATGCCGGATGGTCGGCGCATGACTCAGACAGCCGACACCTTAGACACGGCCCGGGCAGTCGAGGCCAAGTTCAGGACCATGAAGGCACTCGATGCCTCAGGTGTGGTCCCCTTGAAGCGTCCCTTCCCGAAGCTGTCTGATGCCTGGGACAGGTACATCAAGTGGGCCATGGCCAACAAACGGACAGGGGCAAGTGACAGACAGAGGTGGGAACAGTTTATCAAGCCGGTCCTCGGGTCCAAGCCTATGGACAAGGTTCGACCTGCCGATATCCAATCCCTCCTTGATGACATGCGGTCGACACCCTCTCCCAGGACCAACAGGACATATCGACCGGCGACCATCAAGCAAGTCTTCGCCTTGATCCGACACCTCTATAACTGGAGCATGAAGCAGGGTGTCTGCCCCGATACCGTCCCCAATCCCTGCAACAAGGTAGATGCCCCCAGGTTTGACAACAGGGTCACCAGGGCGCTCTCAGGTGATGAGATGGGGCGTCTCCTGGATGTCCTGGACTCCTGGGACTCAAACGAGAGGGCCGTCCTGGTGATTCGCTATGCGCTCTTCACAGGAAAGAGAAGAGGGGAAATCCTGGGGTTGACCTGGGACAACGTAGACCTCAAGAATGGCCTGGTGTCGTATACGGCAGAGACCACAAAGAGCAAACGGACTCAGACACTTCCCGTGGGCAGTAATGCCTTGGTTGTCCTGAAGAGGTGCCATGAGCTGAAGGTGTCGGATTGGGTCTTCCCTTCCCTTTCCGGGAACTATTTCAAGAGCTTCGAGTGTGTCTGGAAACGGATACGAAAAAAGGCAAAGCTGGAGAACTTCCGGTTCCATGACCTCAGACACACCTATGCTTCGTATCTGGCCTCCTCGGGGAAGGTCGACATCTATACCCTCAAGGAACTCCTGGGGCACCGTAGTCTCGACATGACGCAACGGTATGCCCACTTGGTCAATGGGGCACTGAGGAAGGCTGTCTGCGTGGCTGATGAGGTGTTCGAAAGGAGGTGAGGGACTGTCAAGCACTATCGTCATTAGCGATGGTATTCCTGGGGCAAAACCTCAGCAGTCCTGACGTTTTGGGGAAAGCTCGACAGGGATGAGGTGGGTTTAACCCACACCGTGGCTGTGACAGCGCTTGTTACAGCGACAGGGGGAAGTGTCGGCAATACTGACGCTTGGTCCATCAGGCTGGGGCGTCTATTAAGCGCCTTAGATGACGACGGAAAAATACTATCAGGATTGCTGATGGTATTCCTGAGCGGATGTACTAATGCTACAGGCAACAATTATTCCGGCACCTTACACCGACACCCTGTCCATCAGGAAGCTGGGGCGTCTATTAAGCGCCTCAGGTCCACCAGGAAGCTGCCCCAAGCACTATTTGGGTCAGGTCCGATGGCGTAACGAAACGTGACGTCATGCCCATCAGGAAGCTGCCCCGGGGATTCATCGGGTCAGGCCCAATGGTGCCGGGAAACGCTCACAAAAAATTACCGTCACGAAACGTGACACCAATTCCAGGCACTGTAAATGTGCGAAAATACTCAAACCGTGCGATTCGGACGATTTGACTGCAAGCCCTCGTGGGATCACCATCATCCCCGAGTCCGGCCTCAGCGCCTGTACAGCGACAGCGTCTTTACAGCGACCGCAAGGCAAGACACACAGGAAGGAGAGAGAGAGAAGACGCCCACCACAAGCGCCTCTTTTTTATGGGTGTGTCTTGCCTTGCCGTGGCTGTACCGACACTGTGGCTGTACCAGTGCCGTCGTTGTACCGTGGTCGTGGCTGTACCGTGGCCGTGGCTGATGCGTTCTACCGTGTTGGTCACCACCTTTCACAGCTCAAGGAAGAGTTTGCGTGTCTCCCGGCGAACGAGAGGAAAGCGCTGGGGAACTGGAGCGGGTACTGTAAGCGGGAGTTTGGGTTCAACAAGAGCTACACCAACATGCTTATCTCAGGCGCAACTGTTTATGAGAATATAAAATCGACCACCATGGTGGCCACTTTTCCAACCAACGAACGGCAAGTGCGCCCTTTAACCAAACTCAACCAGGACAACCCCGACGCCCAGGTTGAAATCTGGACCGACCGGTCCACTTTTTCCAAACTCAGAGTGGCAAGTGCGCCCCTTAACCAAACTCAACCAGGACAACCCCGACGCCTGTAGGGCGGCTGACGCCCAGGTTGAAATCTGGAAAGCGTCTGTACAGCGACGGCAGCCGTGGACGCCTGTGGGGGCAGCCAGCCGACTTAGGCCCTGGTGCAAAAGCTCAGCAGAAGGAAAAGCGCCTTAAAAGCGGCAGAAGTGAAGAGGGCATCCTAAGACATCCCCCTCCACTTCTCCCTTTTCCCCGCTTGCCTACCTTTGAGCGTCTTTACAGCGTCTGTGAAGCGACAGCGGCTACGCTCTTTCCCCGTTCTTATACATTTGAACCAACCGGCGAATGGTGGTCTTGTCACCATAATAAAGGCCGGTCATGATGCTGGTCCGTGCGTTCTTCGACAGCTTGGTGGCCGCAAACTCCATGACTGCATCCCCATCGACGCCCAGGTTGTTGCTGATGTAATCGGCGGCATTGCCTTCGACCTCATTCAAGAGGGTCTCCACGAATGCCACGGCATCCTCAGGGGGCAACCCGGGGAACATCTGGGTCATCTCTTTGGCAAGACGGTCCCCCTTTACGGTTTCCCCTGACAGGTTCTTCTCAGGGATGGCGGCGGCAAGACCCTTGCTGATCAGGTTGTCTACCTGGACAGGACCGGCCTTGGCTTTCATTTGACGCAGCACAGCGGCATTACCATGGCCAACCAGGTTGATACGCTTGGTGGCCTCCTTGGCAGCCTTGGCTTTGGCCTGTTGGCCTTCCTGGTAAGAGATGGTCTGGTTCGGTTTCTGGACACCAGGCTCAGTATAGGTGCCATCGGCAAGCTTCACGAGAAGACCAGCACGAACAGCAGAACTGACAGGGGCAGAGACACCCTTGATGTTTACGATGGTGTCGTCATTGATTTGCGTCATGTCGTTGATGGGGGCACCTGCCGGAGTCCGAGCAGTCCCCAGGATTCCCGTGAAGGCGGCATGGTGATCCGAGGGATTAAAGGTCTGAGACCGAAGGTGACGGACTTGGCCGGTCTGCCCGTTGACTTCTACGGCACCACCATCCATCATGATGTTGGACTGACGGTGGGCCGGTTTACCTTCTCGTGCGTTTCCCATAGGGGTTTTGATTTCGATCATGGTGTGTTGTTCTCCTTTTATGTGTGTGTGTGTGTGTGTGTCTTGGGATTGGATAAAGCTTTTATGAACGGGTGATGGTAGGGGGTTAAGTGATTACTTGCGTAAAGACAGCAACCAGCGCCTGTAAAGCGACCAATAGACATATCCGGCGGCAGAGACCAACCAAAGGCCAAAGGCCGCGCCTGATGTGATGGTGTGAACGGTAATGGTGGTGGTAGGCATCATGGGGAAGACATCACCTCCTTTCTGTTTCCTTGTTCCCGGGGGTTGGGGGAAATGGTACCGGTCGGTACCACTTTTTGGTTGCCCCGGCAGCAGCTTCCAGGTTCCCGGGGGTTGGGGAAAAGTGATCCCATGGGATCAGATTCCAGCTTCCCGTATGTTGGGGAAAAGTGAAACCATGGTTTCAGATTCCAGGTTCCCGTGGGTTGGGGAAAACGGCAACCGGGGTTGTCGCTTTTAGGCTATCGACTACCGACAGCCGGGGGACTCTTCGGCAAGACACCCTGAGGGATCAAAGTAGCCTGGGCAGCGGCAGGGGCGTCTGTAAAGCGACCAGGGACGCCTTTAGGACGGCACCGGAAGACCATCTCGACACCCTGATAGACCTCAAGAGTCCAGTTCCCAAGACCATCTTCCGGCCTGGATTTACACTTGATGATACCCCGGGCCTCTGCCTCCTTGACGGTCACCTGTTTGAACTCGGCATTAGAGGCAGCATAAGAGAACAGCCGCTTAGGGACCAGGATGAGGGACAGTTCGATATCATCGGGTAGACGTAGGGTTGTGTAGGACATATCTTTCCTTTCTCTTTGTTACGACAGGGGCGCATGCATGACTCTGAGGGTCTCGTCTTGCTCCTGTTCCTTCTTGATGACAGTCCCGGCGATATTGGCCAGGAGGGTCTTGAGGTTGTCCCAAACGTGGGCACCGATTTCCCTGGACAGAGGGCCTCGGGCCTTCCCTGCATAGGGGGCAGTCCGAAGCAGTCTGAGACCAAGAGCATAGACCAGGTGACGACCATCCCGGATACTTTGGGGCCGTCTATGCTGCATCAGGACTAAGGCGGCAGAAGTGGCCAGGAGGTCTATGGGGTCCACCCCGGCATCATGTAGGCGCCTGAACTGGTCCATGATTTTATCAGACCATCTACCAGGAACAGAGGGTCTACCGTTGGAGGCATCAGTGAGCCACTGGTGAAAGAACTTGAGACCATAGCGGATGCCCGGGTGACCGGCATTGAAGTTGCTACAGATTACCCCGAGGCACTCCACGTACTCCATGGCGAAGTCCTTCTTGGTAATGCATCGATGGTGTGGGGAACCATAGAGGTTGTTGATGTGGTTGTGGTGCTTGCAATAGCCTGAGATGCGGTGACGGGGACGGGTGCAGCCGTGAACCTTGCAGGTGAGCCTTTGGTTGTCTTCGACTGCCTCGTTGATGTTGGCATATTTTGGCATGGGAGTGGTGTTGCTCCTTTCGTATTATGGTGTTGATGGTTAGTGTGGGGGGTTTCATGGTGATGGTGGTTAATGGGGATGTCCTGGGGATGCCTAAGGGATGTCTGGGCCGCGCCTACGGGATGCCTAAGGGATGCCTAAGGGTGCCCGTGGAAAGCGCGTGTGTGGCCTCTGCGTTGGCCTGGTGGCATGATGGCGAACCATACACACACAGACAAACAGGCAAAAGGAAAAAGACCACCCCAGCGACAGCCGGGCCTGGAAGTGTCCCCAGCGGTGGCCACATGGAGGAAGACCTCAGCCTATCCATGGGTTCCCTTTGAGGGTTCCTACTGCTGCCCGGATGCTGTCCTGGGGTGGTGCTAAAGACGCTTCGCAACCCGCTTACGGCTGCCCCTGGGTTGGGAAGACACATACCCTCTGGGTCCTTATGTTGGGCCACGTAAGCCGCTGTTCAGGCGATAGTGGAAGACCATAAAAGAGGCAGAGGGAAGGGTTGTGCTTATGGGGCCTTATGGCAGTCCTTATGAAGGCCACGCAGTGGGAAGACCATAAGGAGACACATAAGGTGGCAATGCGGCTACTGAGCGCCCTCCTCCTCCACGGTTCCCGTTAAAAGATTCTTTAAAAGGAGGTAGAGGAAGGAGGGTCTCTCGGTAGTCTTTATGACAGTCCCTTGTAAAGGAGAGGCATAAAGGTGGCAGAGGGAAAATAACGCCATTTCCTATATAGAGAAAAACCTATAGAGAACTCGGTGTTATTTCTCTGGGTCTCAATCCAAGGGTGGTCTGAGACTGGTTGCGAAGGTGAGTTAGGGAAAATAACGCCCAACTCATATAGAAGATTCTTCTTACCGGGATGGGCGTTAAATCTCTGAGTCTATCCCAGGGTCTCCCTAAGCGTGTTGCGATGCTGAGTTAAAGACCACTTCTCTATAGTTTTTTCTCTTATATAGAACTGGTCCTTAAGTTTCTGGGTCTCAATCCAAGGGTGGTCTGAGACTGGTTGCGGAGGTGCTGAAGGTGAAAATATAGCCCAACTCATATAGAAGATTCTTCTTACCGGGATGGGCTATAAATCTCTGAGTCTATCCCAGGGTCTCCCTAAACGTGTTGCGATGCTGAGTTAGTGGTCAACTTAAGCGCCACCTCTATATAGAGACCTTCTTACCGGGATGGGCTAGTTTCGATAACCTAAAATTGACCCCCAAAAGGGCAAAACGATAACCGAAAATTGACCCCCCCTCAGACAACAGCTCTGGTAAAGGATGATCTGATGAAAATCCTGTAGCCGGAGGGAAAAGGATG